CCAAGAAAGACTACGAGTCCGCGAAGCAGAAGATCGCGGACGAGTACAAGGGCAAGTCGACGCGCCTCGGCGGAGGCGGACGCTTCGCGAAGATGGTCGACGACCTCAAGGAGTCGGGCAAGAGCGAGGAAGACGCCAAGGCCATCGCGGCCAGCGCCGGACGGAAGAAGTACGGCGCGAAGAAGATGAACCAGATGGCCGCTTCTGGCCGCGCCCGCAAGGGTTGAGGAGTCTCTCAGATGTCCGAGCAGCTCGACCTTCTCGACCGAATCAAGCAGCAGATCACTGACACGGGAACTGCTCTCCAAACCGCCGTTCGCAGCAACTACGCGCGCGCAGGCGCTCAGGATGTCGTCGGCCGGCAGGCTGGCGTGGGCGCCATCGAGGGCATGGCCGCAGAAGGTCGACGTACTGAACCGGACTTCAGGTCCCCGGATGCCCGCCGATTCGGCGCGCAGCGTGCTCAGGCGCCGGCGAGCAAGAGAGCAGCCTTTGAGCGGACCCTGCGAGACCTGCGACTGAGGCTCCAGGCAAACGCGCTCACCCCGGACCAGTACGCGGCCGAAGTCCGCCGAGCAGAAGAGGCGTTCAAGCTCGCTGAAGACATTCGCTCGACATCGCCCGGAGGCCTCGCCCCCGAGTACGGTCGAGCCACCTCTCCCGGCGGCATCACCCCCACAGAGGCAAAGCCTACCTCTCCCGGCGGCATCACCCCCACAGAGGCAAAACCTACCTTCCCCGGCAACAACGTGTTGGACGCGCCGTCTGGTCCGCGCGAGCCGGCACTCCGTCTCACCGAGCCCGGCGTCAACGTCTCCCAGAACTACCAGGCGACGCGGGCCACGACGCCAGGAGAGCCCCTTCAGCGCGCTCGCCAGGCTCTTCGTGTGGCCGACCCTGAGTTTTCGCGAGCAACTGAGCCGTTCACGCCGGGCACCCGCGACGCCAGGCTGTACGAAGGTCGTTCGACGGTCATCGACAGGACGCCCTTCGCCGATCGCGCCACGGTTCAGGGGGAGTCCATGCTTGCCCGCAGGGGCACGCCGACGGTCATCGACAGGACGCCCTTCGCCGATCGCGCCACGGTTCAGGGGGAGTCCATGCTTGCCCGCAGGGGCACGCCGACGACCATCGACCCGCTTTCTCCTGCGGAACGAGCCTTTGTATCTTCTCCTCCCACCTCGTCTTACGCGACTACCGCTGACGACGCCGCGTCGCTCTTGGGGCGCGCAAGGGGAGCTGTCCGCACAGTGGGAGAAGTCGCGAGCGCCGGCTTCAAGTCGCCGCTTGCGCGTGGCGTGGCCAGCCTACCCGTGGCAGCCGTGACTGCCGCGATGGAGTTGGAGAAGTACCTTGACCCTCGCGGCAAGACGTTCACCGACGACATCGAAATGATGTACGAGGGAGTCAACGAAAATCGCGATGGCGCACCGTCTCCTGTCTCTTACGCAGACATCAAGAGCCGTGACGACCTCGCGTCGAACTACCGAGGACTGCTCGGAGCCGTCACAGGAAACCTGGGAACCGCCACAGGCGGCGACGTGACGATGTCACGTCTGACCAGCATTGGCGGAGCGCCTGAAGTCTTTCAGCTCGTGGCGCGTGGACTGCTCGACAAGAACTTCCTCCGCGATGCCGTTGGCGACATGAGCCAAGAGCAGCGCGCGAAGTTGTTTACCTACAACCTGAACACTTCTCCTGATGTGTTCTCGTCTGTTTATGACGCGCTCGGCGGTAATGACGCGTACAACGACATCGAAGACTACAAGCGCTACGCAGTCGACTCTGGGTCGACTACGGCAGAAAAAAACATCAAAAGGCTTACGGATGCCGGAGTGCTCCCCGGCAAGTCCACAGCATCTTCCACGGCGGCGCCTGCAAAGCCTGCTGCCGCCGCATCGACCGCGAGGTCGGGGCCCGGACGGGTCCTCGAAGATACCGCCATCACGGCCGAAGCGCCCAAGAAGCCCAGAAGCAAGGACAGCGACAGCAACATCCTGCGCGCAGGCGCGCGTGGCGCGAACGTCGCCGAGGTTCAGAAGAAACTCAGCGCGCTGGGGGCGTTGACGCCTGGCGTCGAGTTCGACCTGGGAGAGATTGCCGCCGACGGCATCTATGGCGACAAGACCGTCGCCGCGGTCAAGAAGTTTCAGAGCATCTCGGGGATCAAGACCGACGGTGTCGTTGGTCCAGAGACTCGCGCCGCGCTGGACAAAGCGTTGGGTTCCGTCTCCGACGCAAAGTCCCCCGAGATCCTCGCGAAGACGGAGGCCGCACCGACCCGCAGCGTCAAGACTTCGCCCGTGCGGTTCGACATGAACCAGTTCAGCGACGAGAACATCGACGAGGCCGTAGGCGACCCCATCGAGCCGCCACAGATCGCGTCTGACCGTGACGCGCCGACTGAGAACACGCAGGCGTACCTCGACCTCGGACTGGACGTTCGCCCTTCCGCGTTCCCGATGTTCCGTGGTCGCCGGAACCGCAAGTGAGGTCCCCCATGCACCCGCAGAACCTGGTCGGTCTCAAGGACCTCATGGCGCACATCTACCAGAAGTTCGGCCCCGAGGCCGTGATTCTGGAGGTCGTGCAGGACCCTGACGGACACGACCAGGGCTGCGGGTGCATGGAGTGCATGGAAGGCGCCAAGTACATGCACGAGTTCTACGAGGACGAAGACGACTACGAGGGGCCCGGCGAGATGCACCGCGAGGAGCACGCCGAGGCTGTGAGCAACGACATGACCGAGCAGATGGGCGAGATGGTCGAAGAGCTTCGGCAGGCGTCTGAGACACACGCCAACCAGGCGGAGCGGCTGCAGAACATCGCTGCCGCACTGAAGTCGGTGGGCGGCTGATGGCCAAGCTCAAGGACCTCATCGAGCAGCACCTCGCGTACTACAAGGACTACGAGAAGAACGACTTCGATCGTGCTCGGTCCTACTACCGCGGCGACTTCTGGGAGACGTACGAGAAGCAGGGGGCCATCCTCGATGCCCGCCTGTCGTCGATGTACGCGCAGAAGAACCTCATCTACGCCATCACCGACACTGCCATCAGCAGCCTGCTGGGACCGAACCCGCAGGTCGCTGCGATGCCGCAGACGCCCGACAGCCAGGAGCTGGCTGGCGCGACGAACGGACTGATGGAGTGGGCCTTCCGCTCGGTCAACATGCGGCGTCGTTCTGCGCTCGCGCTGATGGACGCCGTGCTCTGCAAGCGCGGCGTCTTCAAGGTGTCGTGGGACAGCAAGAACGACTGCCCCGTGGTCAGCAACCCGAACCCCGCTTCGGTGTTCTTCGACCTCAGCGCCCGAGACAACAGGGACATCCGCTACTGGATTCAGGCGTGCCCGCTCACTCCGGCGGCGTACAAGGCGAAGGTCAAGTCTGGGCGCTACACGCACCACGACGACATCAAGCCCGAGACCTTCCCGACCTGGATGCTCGACGACGTGCAGAAGACCTCGATGACCCGGTTCGCCGGCATCGACAAGCGCATCATCATCTACGAGTTCTACGACCTCGAGAGCAACACGGTCGTCCACTACCACAAGGGCGCTGACCACGTTCTGTTCAAGGGGACGCTGGACTTCGTCCCGTTCAGCATGTTCTCGCTGAACCACAGCGGCATCGACTGCACGGGTCTCTCCGAGGTCCAGCTGGTCCTCGACCAGCAGACGAACATCAACCAGCTGCTGACCCTGTGGAAGCGCATCACCTACCTGAACGTCCCGAAGATCCTGTACGACGCAGGGAAGATCGACAGCGCCACGCTCGACAAGGCGATGGAGGCCATGGTCGGGTCGTTCGTGCCCGTCGATGCCGAGGGCGTAGACGAGCTCCGCAACTTCGGCGCGCTGTTCTACGAGATGCCTCGGCCCAACGTGCCCGAGGCCATCATCTCGTTCATCAGCCGGCTCGAGAGCGACGCAGCCTTCCAGAGCGCGCTCGCCGAAGCCGCCCGTGGCCAGGTCGCCGGCGCGAAGACTGCGACCGAGATGGCCATCATCGACGCGCAGATGCGGACCCGGCTGGCAACCCGCGAAGGTCATCTGAACACGGCGCTCGAAGACGTCGCTGGGAAGATGTTCTACCTGATGCAGCGGTACATGAAGAAGCCGAAGATGGTGCGTCTGTCGGGCAGCGACCTGTTCACCCACCTCGGGACCCAGCAGCTTCGCCAGCTCGAGATGGACTTCGAGATGGTGTCCTACAACCCCATCCGAAAGAACCCCGCCGTGCTTCTCGAGACCCTCCAGGCGATGGTGCCACTGCTCGCGCAGGCTCCGAACATCGACATGTTCAAGCTGTTCGAGGAGCTCGTCAGCGGCCTGGGTCTGCCCAACCGCATCATCATCCCCGAGGCCCAGGCCCGGCAGGCGATGGCGCAGGCCCAGCAGGCCGCCGCGGCCCAGCAGCAGCAGGTCGCCAAGGGCGGCGCTGCCGTCAAGGAAGAAGAGGCGCAGCAGCCCGGTGGGCGGCAGCCGACCGAGCGGTCCGTCGCCCAGGCAGAGGCCGGTGGCGAGATGAGCGACCTCCCTCCCCAAGTTCTCGCAGAAGTCCAGCGCCTGGCCCAGATGCAGGGCCAGAGCCCTCCCCAGTAGGACCCCAAGATGGCCGAGCAGGTGAAAGCGTACAAGAACCTCAAGAGTGACCTCGAGAAGCAGCTGCGCGACGAGCGCCGCAACCGCCTCGAGGGGGTCGGTCGGTACAACCCAGACGCCGCCGACGGCTCCGAGCCCACCTTCAACTGGCACAGCACCTACGGTGATTCCGAGATCGTCGCGCACACCCCCGGTCAGTCAGGCCGCATGCACCGAGTCAAGGTGCCCGGCGAGGTCGAAGACATCTCTGCCATCAGTCCGGGGCTGCTGGCTGGCGAGTTCGTCGTCGAAACCCCGGACAGCGCGTTCACGGGGTTGGCGGACCTCAGAGACGAACTGTCTCGTAGCATCCGTGACCATGACGTTGCGCAGTGGGACTCCAACGAGGAGCGTGCTCTCGTACGCAACACGCTTGACCGAATGTCCGACCTGGGCGTGTCCGTCCCGAACATCGAACGGCTCTACCCCCTTGAGCGGTACATCAACACCCTCCTGTCACGCCCCGGCGTCGAAGGGATTGTGCGGTCTGACCGACTCAAGCACGAGCGCATCCGTGCGCAGAAGGACCGCGTTCGTGGGATGCAGCAGATGCTCGCCGCCCAGGGCTTCTACGAAGGCGACCCCGACGGCGTCTACGACGAGAAGACCGTGAAGGCCATCCGTGCCGCGCAGGCTGCCGGCGTCAACGTGCCCCCCACAGCCCCCCAGTAGGACCCCAAGATGGCCGACAAGTACAAGATGGACACCGCCGACATCCGCCCCAACATCGGGATGTCGGTGCGATCCGAGGACCTTCGCAAGGGCATCGCCGCCCTCGAGCAGGGCATCATGAACGCCCCCAGCGGCATCGACCCCGACGCCTACGAGAAGGCCGTCGTCTCGTCCGTGGGCGCGTACCTGGACCAGCGCGGCATCAAGCCGCCGCCGGAGGCGATGGCCGGTCGCAACGAGCTCTCGAAGTTCATGTACGAGCAGATGGACCAGATGACCCCTGTGATGCCCGCACAGAGCAGCAGCGCTGTGACGGACGACACGGAGCTCCTCGAGACCCTGAGCAGCGTTTCTCGCGCGGAGAACTGATGAGCTTCGTCTCTCACGACCTGATGTGCGAGAACGGCCACATGACCCCAGGCGAGGTCTACCGCCGCGCCGACGGTCCGCCTCCGTGTGAACACTGCGGAGCGGCCACTCGCATTGGGTGGTTCAGCGGCGCGGCGCCACGCATCAACGGCTTCGGTCGCATGACTGTCGATGGTCGCCAGATGACGACCAGCGAGTTCGAGACCTACCGTCGCAAGGTGGAGTCCGCGAACCCCGGCAAGCGCCTGAAGGTGGAGGCCCTCTCCGATCGGCAGGTCGACCAGCGCATCGACGAGCGCAAGCAGCGCCTGGCGGACAGTCGCAAGGCTCGAGGCATCGACGTCCAGGCTGTCGGAGAGCAGCGGGTCGAAAGCGCGGTGAAGAAGCTGGAAGCCGCCGAGCGTGGTAGTCTGTCCCCCGAGACGATCTCATCTGCTCGCAACCAGGTCGCGAAGATCGCCAACTCCTTCAAGAAGACTGCGTGAGGTACAAGATGGCCATGTCCAAGTCCGCCCAGATGCTCAAGGACCGCATGAAGAAGAAGTCCAAGAAGGACGACAAGCCGAAGAGCGACGAGATGTCGGCTGACGAGGGCGGCGAGAAGTCGCTCTCCGCCATGCTGGACGAGAAGATGTCCGAGTCGAAGGGCGGCGGCGAGATGGAGGAGGAGACCGAAGTCACCGAGTCCGTCGAGATGGGCGCCAAGGACGACGCCAACATGGCTGGCGGAGACGCCGCCAAGGACCCGGTCAAGGTCTTCGCTGACGTCCTCGACCTGGACGACATCACGGCCCAGGCCGTGTACGGCGAGGCCATGGCGATGCCCGAGCTCTCCGACATGAGCCCGGACCAGATGGCCAAGAAGATCAAGGGCAACTACGACATGCTCAAGAAGATCATCATGAGCATGGGCGAGAAGGCTGCCCTGGCCATGAAGGACGAGCTCAACCAGCCCATGGACATGGGCGGAGAGATGGGCGGCATGCCTGCCGGCCCGGACATGGGCGGTCCGCCGATGGGCGCGCAGCCCCCCGGCGGCATGGCCCCGATGTAGTTCACCCCGGAGTGACTCGTGGAAACCGAAGAGAGCAACACCCCAGAAGCTGCCGCTACGGCCACCGAGACGCCCATCTCGGAGAGCTCGGGAGCATCGCCCACGCAAGCGGAAGACACCTCCGCTTCCTCGGGCTCCGCCGGCGGCAGCGCCCCTTCCGCGTCGACACCCACCCCCGCGGGTTCGTCGACGTCGGAAGGGGCAACTTCTGACGCCGGTCTGGTCGAAGAGACCGCCATCTCGTGGAACGGAGAGCTCGACTCTCTCCGCGAAGCTGAGTGGTTCAACAGCATCGAAGAGAAGCACCGCAACGTGCTGCTCAACGGCATGCAGGCGAAGTACAAGAACCTCGAGAGCGGCTTCACCAAGAAGACGCAGGAGATGGCCGACTTCCGCAAGACCGCCGAAGAGAAGGAGAAGAAGCTCGCTGACGAGCTGTCCCGCTACAGGCGGTGGCTGGACACGGGCGAAGACCTGGGCACCCAAGCGCTGCGAGAGGCCGACGAGCTTCGCCAGCAGCTGGCCGCCGCGACGGCAGAGCGTCAGGCGGCCGAGCAGAGCCTGCGCGAACAGCTCGAGCAGGAGTTCGGGCAGCGGATGAACCCGCTCGAGCAGGAGCGAGACCAGCTTCGACAGCAGCTGGAGCACGCGCAGCAGGAAGCTGCGGCACAGGAGCAGGCACGCAACGAAGAGGTCCTCGACGGCCTCATCAAGTGGGTCAGCAACACCGCTCCAGACCTGTGGGACGACAGCAACGAAGAGGCGCTGTCGATGTTCACGACCCTGCTCGAGACTGGCGCGGCGGCAGACCCGCAGACGGCGCTGAAGATGGTCGGAGCGCTGCACCCGCAGTTCAGTGCGACCGCCCCGGAAGAAGTTCCTGCGTCGATCGACGTGATGAACAACGAGTCCACGGCGTCGTTCGAGCTGCCGGGCACTTCCAGTGGAAGGGCGTCGTACGACGACCTGAAGCGCCAGATGGAAGAGCAGCTGTTCCTCTCGAGGCGCAGGGGCTGACGTGGCTGCTGACGCCAAGAACGTACCCACCAACAAGTCGCTCTACGCCCGCGTCAAAGCAGAGGCGAAGAAGAAGTTCGACGTGTACCCCAGCGCCTACGCCAACGGCTGGATCGTTCAGGAGTACAAGCGTCGCGGCGGTGAGTACAAGAAGGCGAAGCTGAAGGCCGGCGGGAGGGACTGATGCCCAAGACCAAGGGCGGTCTCGACCGCTGGTTCAAGGAGAAGTGGGTCGACATCAAGACCGGAGAGCCCTGCGGTCGCAAGAGCGCGAGCAAGAGCTCGCGGGGCTACCCGGCGTGCCGGCCGTCGAAGCGTGTGTCCGAGGACACCCCCAAGACCGTGGGGGAGATGAGCTCTGAGGAGAAGAAGCGCTTCAAGACGACCAAGACCAGCTCCAAGCGCATCCCGTACCAGCACGAGAACCCCGCCAAGAAGCGCAGCAACACGGTGAAGCGGAAGAAGACCGGCAAGAAGAAGCTGGTCATCGTCAGCAACTGATGCGCTTCGTCATCACCGGCTACCCGCGCTCAGGCCACGCGTGGTTGGCGAACTACCTCTACAAGGGGAAGAGCTACGTCAGCCACGAGGGCGCGCTGTCGTTCTTGCACAGCGACCGCACCGCGCGACAGGCCCACGTCGCGGTGATGCGCTCTCTCGATGGAGACTGCTCATCCAGCTGGCTGCTGTACCCCGACCTGCTTCGGGTCGTGCCACGCGTCGTCGTCATCGAACGACCTCTGCCTGACGTCGTCCAGAGCTTCAGGCGTGTCGCCGGTCGCGCACAAGCAGACGAGCGGCGAATCTTCCAGGCGCTCGAGGAGGGCTTCCACGAAGCGCTCAAGCAGGGGCACCTGGTGCTGCCGTACGAGCCGAAGTACGGCATGCAGACCGTCGAGCGCATCTGCGGGTACATCGGCGAACCGTTCGACCTGGTGCGCTTTGCGCTGCTGCGTCACACGCGCGTGTTACAGGACACACACGCTTCGCTCAGTGACCTGGATGTGTGACGATGCCTGTTCTTCAGTCGAGCCTGCCTGGAGAGGTCTTCTACTGCTACGTCCGCACGAGGTACTTCTACGGTGGGGCCCTCCCGCCGGGAGAGTCCGCAGTAATGAAGGCTGCGGTGTACGGAGTGAGGAGCCGCGGCGGCCGAGCTCTGGGGTTCAACGTGCTGCTCGAGAACGGAGCCTCGTGGGCGGGCCCTGCCATCCCCATCAGCGCGCTCTGTCACCGCGGGCCGAACGGGGACCTCGACCCTGCGGCTGTTCCTGAGCAGCCGTTGCGGAACCTCCAGGCGTGGGACTGCTTCGGCGAGAACTTCAGCGTGGAGTCCTTCAGCGGCCTGCCTGACCTGGTGTGGGTGCGGCTGCCGCGCAGCGGTGAGGTCGTCGAGGGCCGCTACCAGTGGACGATCGACTGGTGGGGCAACGGCTACAGCGACACGCCCTGGCAGCACAAGCAGGGCCACTTCGTCGCCTTGAACAACGGCAACTACTGCCTCGTGCCGAACAACTACTGCTGCTTCCACGACCCGAGCTTCACCGACCCGTTCATCGTGAAGAAGGGCGCCGTTCCCAAGTTCGCCGAGAACCGCTTCGACTACTCCGTCGAGGGTTCGTGGGTGGTCGAAGGCGACGGGCAGTTCTTCTACGACGACCAGGACTGAGTCAGGCCTACGTGCTATGCTCGGCCAGAGAGGTCTCCTATGGGCATGTACAGTTCGTTCGTCAACAGCAACGTCGCCAGCATTGGTACGGCCTTCGACAAGACGAAGAACCACCTGCACCAGCTGAACGCTCCTCACCCCACGCGAGTGGCTGGTCAGCCGTTCGTGGGTCGTGTCAGCGCGCTGTACCTCAAGGTCGACACCATCTCGAGCGCGACCAAGATCACCGCCCGGCTGGCGCTCGACGCTGATGGCGACATCAGCTTCATGCCGGACACCGAAGCCACGCTGGCTACGGGCATCACGACGGCCGCCACGGGATGTGCGGTCTTCCGCATCGAGGTCGTCTTCGACAACCCGCTGAACGCCGACAGCATGTACCTGATGTTGAAGACGGACGCGGGCACCGTTCGACTGGTCCAGTCCTGCATCTCCTGGGAAGACTGATGCCCATCGTCCCCGCCTTCGATCCCAGCACCGGCGCGAGTGGCGGCCCGTCCGGTGGGGGCGGCGCGACCACCTACGACGTGTCCCCGCCGGCCGCGACCACCGAGGCCACGGCTTCGGGCGTGGCGCTGTCCGCCAAGACCTTCAGCGCGTTCACCGGCGCGGACGCGGGCAGCATTGACGGCTACACCGCGCGCACCGTCAACGCGGCGGGCTCGACGAGCTGGAGCGGGACGGGCCTGGGCGCGTACACCCCGAGCGGCGGCGCGGACGGGGATGCGGGCGTGCTCGCCCTCGACGCCACGATCGGCGGCGTGGTCGTGGCTACGGCGCTGCACGACTACAGCCGGGCGTCGGCAACGGGCGGCCCGGCGTGGTCCACGCTGAATGAGGTCGACTTCACCACCGACATCAGCGACCTGACGCTGACTCTCGGCGCCGGGCCGGAGACGCTGTACGAGGCCGACGGTACGACCCCGAAGGCCTCGGTCTACCTGCTTGACCGCGTGAACCCTGACACGCAGACCGGCGAGATCACCGCCGCGGCCGGTGGCTTCAAG